CTGTTGCATTTTGCTATTAGACTTGACTTCATCACCTGTTGAGAATTTGTGAGGAAATTCAGTTCTGATACGTTTATCTATCTCATCATAATATGTAGTATCAGAAGTGTCAAAGCCCTCTTCTTCAATTAATTTACGATGAATGTTAAAAGCGGCTAGGGTCATTGTCTCATCTTCACCAAACCACTCATTTTTACTAGCCCAATTTTCTGCTTCAGGGTCTGGTTTAGCTGGTTGCTGAACTGGAGCCTGTTGCTGTATTGGAGCTTGGTAATTTTGATAGCTAGTTGTTTGCTCAACCTGTACTGGTTTGCTATTAACTAGCCTGCTTTCTTCTACTGTTATCTTATCAAGAATACCCTGAGCCTTTGTTACCTTGTCCCAGTCTTGCTCTTGATAAGCATTTTTTAAAACTGCATTAGCTTGCGCTCTTTGAGAATTTAATCTGTTTTGAGCTTCTGATAAATAATTTTTATTTAACTGTGTGCTGCTTTGTTTTAATTGTTGATTTTCTGCTTGCAATGATTGAGCATATTCATAAGCAGAATTAGCTGCTCTTTCCTGCTCTCTCATTTTCTTAGTAAGCGTAGCTATTCTTTTCTGAACGCCTTTAGAATAATCTTCTAACTCGTCTTCTTTTTTAACTTGCTTATCTTCTTGCTCAGAAACATTTTCTATAGCAACTTCTGATTCTTTATCATCAGAAGATTCCTCTGCTTCTAGCTCAACAATTTCCCCATCTTCAATAGGTTCTTGTTGTAATTCTTCATTCATTTCTGGTTCTTGCATGAGTCCTCCTCACGTTATGCGCTAACAATGTCATCGGGGTCGTCAATAGTCGCGATAACTTCGTCGTCGTTTATAATACGGCACTCTGCATCGTCGCCAAGCTTAAACCTGGCTCCTGCATATCTACCAATTAGCACCCAATCTCCTTTTTCACACCAAGGAGTATCTCCAAATTTGTTTTTGTCTGAATAGCACATAGGACCCATTTTAACAACGTAAGACACTACGGTTGCTAAGGATTCTCTATCGACTGTTTCTTTAATTAATTGTATGCCGCCTTCGGTCACACCTTTGCCTTTATATGGCAATATAAGTATCCTCCAACCAGTAGGTTGAGGCATTCTTTCTAGAAATGATTTATCAAGTAAGGATGGGTCCAATACTCTTTTTGAAGCTTCTGTATAAGCGTTTTCTACTTCTTTAACCGCTTCTGGCTTCTTTTCTTTTTCAATTTTTTCAGCTTTTTGTAGATTTTCTCTTTCTACTGCTTTTGCGACATGGTCAGGAACTATTACCTTGCTCATCGTTTTCTATCACCTTTTTTAGCAACTCTCTAAGTTCAGATTCTAAGTCGGCGAGAGAGTTGTAGCGCCCACGTAGATAATGATACTCTTCAACATCTTTAGCACCATTCATAATGGATACTTGAATATCATCTTTCTTTTCAGCAATTCTTTTTTTAGCTGTTCAGACAGCCAAAGAACTGACATTTAATATATACCAGAAAACTTGCCGCCAAATTCAGCAGCGCCCATACCTCTAGCTTTCCCTTTACCCATTCCTGGAGTGGAGGAAGCTTTAGTTTTTTTAGGTGCTTCTGAAACAGCTTTAAATGGCACGGAACCCTTATTAGAGTAACCTTGTTTTCCTTTTAATACTTTTATATTTTTCATAAGTGTACTTTACAGCCCTTTTAAACCAATATCAATTAATTTTAGTTCTTTTTGTTGGTCCATTCTATCTCTAGTCGTATCATCTTTTAGTTCTGCTATATCTTTTTGAGCTTGTATTCTTTCTACATCAATTTTATCTTGACGTAATTTTTCTTCCATTCTCATTCTTTCTTTAGATTCAAACTGCTCTTGGTCTTGAGACAACTCTTGTCCTTTCAAAGCAAGCTCTTGTTTTCTAATAGTAACAAGTGGGTCTTCCTCTGGTGGAGCAGATACCTGTTGAGCAAATTGTTGCATTAGTTCAGACATAATTGGAGAACTAAATTGAGCTAACATAGCCTGAGCTTGTTGCATAACTGGAGCTGCTTCTTGAGGAGGCATTTGTTGAGCTTGTTGTTGCATCTGTTGATACTGTTGCATAGCTTCTGGAGGCATTTGTTGTTGAGCAATTGCATCTGCTTTTAATTGTAAATGCTGCATGATATGTGAATGTATGTTTCCTTGTATCTGAGCATTCATCTGAACAGGGGCCATATTTAATAAAGATACGTGAGTTGCTATATGTGCATCATGGTCTTGTTCTGGAAATGCTTGAGCTGGTCCACCCATCATAAGACCACTATTTTCCATACCAGACTCCATAGGTTTAGGAGTTGTATCTGGTGGAGGCATTAGTAGTGAATCAATATTGTCTGCGCCTAAAGCTGCATACATTCTTCTGTAAGCTTCGTAAGTTCCACCAGGACCATGAATCTCTGGATTAGATTGAACTAACTGCATCATTTCTTGAGCCATAACTATTCTCTGGCTAGTAGAAAATATGTCTGGGTTACTTACTGGGAATATATCTACCCTATCATCAAAATCTTGTTGTTTAACTTGCATATTACCGCCTGATACCGCATAAGGATAAACAGGAGGCAAGCTATCTTTAAATATAGTAGCAAGTAATCTAAACTCTTTCTTTTGACCGTTATGTAATCTTTTATGAATAGCAGATAACACTTTGCTTGATTTTTCCATAAGAGCTAAAGTAGTTCCAACAGGAGCCTGGGTGTTACCTTCACCAATATTTGTATCTGCAATAGAAGCAAATCTTTGGCCAGATTGCACTAATAACCCTAATAAATTAAGCAAAGTACCACTTGGTTCTTTAAATGGTAATGGCTGAATAGCATCTCTAAGAGAACCAGCTGGTGCGTCAACATCTCTAAATTCACCTGGCTGTATTGGCTCGTCTTCATCTCTAATTCTAATACCTCTAGTTTTAAAACCAGCAGGTAAGTTAGCTAAAGTACCAGCATCAATTAACTGTCTAACAATAGATGTAGAAGCCTTAGATAAACCACCTATCATGTGTGTTAAACCAAACCCATAAAAACCTAGTCCAGGAAGAAACTTAAAGTGAACAAAGTATTCAGTCTTTTTCTTCATTGGGTCTTCTTCTTTAAAGTTTCTTCTAATAGCTAAGATGTTTTCACTATTAGAGTCTATCGTTACAATATAAGGTAGCTTAACTCCACTAGGCTCTCCATCTTGGCCAATATCTTCAAAACCCTCTAAATCTAAATTGCAATGAACTTCATACAAAACAGATACTTCACCATCATCATAACTTGGCTCCATACCTTCTAGCTTTTCTTTTTCTGATTGTATCCCTGAAGTAATATTGACATTATCACCAGACTCAACATCTACATTTTTGTAAAATCCAATAGCCTGTAATTTTCTTACATCATTTTCTGGCATTTTAACAACATGAGTAATTCTAGAACAGGTTTCTAAATCAGTTGTATAGTAAGGAACAATTAAATCTTCTGGGGCTACAAACTTTGATACGGGTCTACCTAAGTTTTCATCGTAATAAACTTTTTTAAACGCAGAGCCTGCAAGAGGTAAATAGAAAAGCATTTGGTCTAGTTCTTCGTCATATTCTTCCATTACATGAAGAATTTGATAGTTCATAAACTCTTTAACTCTTTGAGCTTGCTCTTCAACCAAACCATCATAAGCACCTATTACTTGGGTTTTAACAGGGCCTCCAGCTGGTAATAATTCTTTATATGCCTGCGCTTGGAACTGAGTAACTGATTCTCCTAATAACGGGTGAATAACACCACTAGCTCCTGCAAAAGGTTCAGACCTATTATCGTCAAACTTCATACCCAGATATTTTAATCCATCTGTATAAGTATTTTCCCAATCTTGTCTAGATGATTTGTCGCTTTCAATAGCTCCTACTAACTCTATATAAATAGTAGAAAGTTCTTGAGGTGATATAACCTCTGCTAAGTTTTCTGCAAAACCCACTTCTGGCATCATTGGCTCTTCTGGACCTAATATTGCAGAACCATCTTCTTGCATTTGTATTTCTTCTTCGTTGCCCATAGCTTCTAAGACTTCGATAATCTGAGAGTCCACACCACCAACATCTTGAGTTGTACTTGTATCTATTATTTCTTCTGAAAATTGTTTTTCAATTGCCATTTTTCTTTCCTATAATTTTAGGATACATAATTGCTCTATCAGCTTCTGCTTCCTTTACACTACTATAGCTTTTTATCTTACCTGATTCTATATATGGCATATATTTTTTAAGTAGCTCATCGTCATTTTTTATTTCCTTTCCTGTCTCTGGGTCAAATCTAGGCAACAAATAATGTTTATTTTTGGCTATACCAACTGATGTTATTTTCATAGTAACAGTTTCTTTTCCTTCCTTGCCTTCTTTGCCTGCAGATAAAACGTTGTTATGAAAATCTGAAAGAAATTTTTTATTAATACTATATCTATCTTCTTTTGCTTTATTCTCTACTGCCATATTAATAATACATCCTAAGAGGTCTTTGCCTTTCTTTGTCTTCGTAATCGCTTGCTAAAGAAACAAAACCACCTTCACGAAAACGCATCAGGGCTTGGGTCATAGTATCACATAAATCGTCATTAGCTCCAAATGGAAATGACGCACATTCTTCTATCATATCCTCTGCAAAGGTCTTGTTAGGTGCATACACCATTCCTGATTCAAAGATAGGAGCAACTGAGTGCATTCTAGAATGTTTATCATGGCCTCTGGTTGGAGAGTAATTTACTACAGGAATACCTATTCGCCGTAGTTCTTGGGTAAGTGGAGTTCCAGATGCTTTAGCTTCGATAAGAACCATATCGCATTCCCAATAAGTATATTCACGCATAGCTATCTCTTTTAGCTCTGGAAAGTCCCAACGACCTTTTTGACAGTCTAATAATATTAAACAGTCAGGAGAATCTTCTGAAGGTTTAAAAACACCCCAAGTCGATATGGCTGAAAAGTCAGCAGTTTGGTTTTTAGAAAATGCAGTATCGTATGACTGCATAATATATTTAACAGGTGGTATGCTCTTATGAGTCCATCGCTTCCACCAATCTCTTTTTATAATAGCTCCTTCTTCTGCTGTAGGATTTTGCATCCATTGAGCATTCCATTTGATTCCAGGAATAGAAGATTTAACTTTTAATAATTCATCTTTAGGCCAGAACTCAGGCCATAAGGGATTGTCTGTTTCTGGAAAAATAGCAGGAAACTCTATCATTTCCCATTGGTCAGCAAGTGCTTCCTTTTGCGAGTCTAGTAATTTTGCTGTTAAGTCTATAGAAGACCAACGCGTCATAACTAATACTATAGCTCCACCAGGCTGTAACCTTTGTCTAGGTCCAGAGGTATACCACTCCCAAGCAGACTCTAAAGCGTTGGGGCTAAGAGCATCTTGTTCTGAATGAGGGTCATCAATAATTAATAAATCAGCACCCCTACCAGTAACAGCACCACCCACACCAGCTGCGAAATATTCGCCGCCTTTATTGGTTTCCCAACGTCCAGCTGATTTGTTATCGGCTTGAAGTTTAACTTCTGGGAAGACATCCTTGTATTCTTTTTGGTCCATCAAGTTTCTGACCTTACGGCCAAATCGTACGGCTAGTTCCCCTGTATGGGTTGTTTGCATAATCTTCATCTTAGGTTTCTTACCCATAATAAATGATGGGAAAAAAGTAGATGCAAATTCTGACTTGGTATGACGAGGAGGCATGTTAACAATTAAACGCTTAATCTCGCCTGTTGCTACTTTGTTAAGTTTTTCTGCAAAAATCTTATGATGACGACCGCATATAAATTCTGGCCACATATGTTCCACGTAGGACAAAAAATCGTTTTGGCATTTATCTTGAGTTTCAAAGCCGTCCAGCTTTTCTTTGAGCATCAGAGCTTCTTTCAGCTCTGTCTCAGTTAGCTGCGAAAAGTTCATTTATTTTTTAGAATGCTGTTGATTGAAAAGGCATAGCTCTTACATTTTGAAAACGATTAAATCTGTCGCTGTCATTAGAATCTTTTGGAAATTGTCTTTCAAGCATATTTATAGGTTTAGGTTTTACTGGTCTAATACTATCTAAAGGAGGTCTTACTGGTCCACCTACTTGTATAGGCCTCGGTTGAGGTCTTCTTCCTGGAAAAGGTTCAGGCATTGGTTGTTTAAAGCCACCGCCTATACCACCGTAACTAGGGGGTTGCTGTCTAAATCCACCTCCAAATCCTCCGCCAAATCCACCGCCATACATAGGAGGTCTTTGACCATATCCGCCTCCCATACCAGGGAACATACCGCCTATACCACCGCCGAATCCAGGTCCAAAGGGACTCCCACCGCCAAACATAGGAGGCATTCTTCTGTATCCGCCACCGCCGAAACCACCGCCCATTCCTCCGCCGTAGCCACCACCGTAGCCTCCGCCAAATTGAGGAGGTCCGCTAAAAGCACCTCCATACATTAATTGCGGTCTTGGGCCAAATGGATTGTTACCAAATCCAGGTTGTTGCATACCATATCCACCACCAAACTGAGGAGGTCTTTGCATACCAAAGCCACCGCCGCCGTATGGATTACCGTACATACCACCACCAAATTGAGGTGGCTGTCCAAAACCTCCACCAAATTGAGGTTGCTGTCCGAATCCGCCTCGGCTACCGCCGTAAGGATTACCAAATCCGCCTCTATTACCAAAAGGATTAGGGAATGAGCCTAGTCCGCCTTGAGGGGGTCTTGGCATCATCATATTTCCTATTTGTTGAGGAGGTTTAGCTCTCATATCTTTAATGAGTGCAGGGCCACCATAACTTATACCCTCATCTAGTTGGTTCCTATCATCTCTACCATCGCCGTTGCTATCTTGAAAGTCCATAGTACGCATCATCATTACATCATACCTTGTAGTTCTTGACCGATTTGGTCAGGTGCTTGTTCTGACTGAGACTGTAAAACCATTTGCATTAGACTATCTATATCTTCATCGTCTAAGCCTTGTTCTTTTAAAAAAGCAACTAAGTCATCTTCAGATATACCTTCAGCTAGTAATTGCTGAACTACAGTAACAAGCTGTTGAATCATTTGCATTTCTTTTTCTGCGTTGCCAACTTCAGCCATAGCCTCTTCTTCAGACATTGCTATACCAGCAAGTTCGTCGCCTATAGCTTCCCCGCCTTCTGCCATACCTTGCGCTTTTGTATATTCTTCAAATTTTTTAATTTCTGAAGGAGCCATCGCTGGAGTCATTGACATTGGAGAAAAAAATTGTCCTATAGAACCTTTAGATTTATATTCTTTTATATTACCTTTAGTTAAACTTCTAATAGCTCTTTGATAATCGTCTTTAGCATTTAAATATTCTTTATTAAGTTGAACCATTTTTTTGCTAGGTATACTTATTGGAGCAAGATTTGGTCCTTTTCCTTGTCTTGCATTAACCAAATTTGTTTCAGCTACATCCATTTTATTTTTTAGCATTTTTATATATTCTTGAACAGAAGCTTCGCCTCCACCTGCTAATTCTACGCCTTTACCTTTTAAAATATCAGCTTGAGTAACTTGTCCATCACCTGTTAAATCTGGGAAGGAAGACTCTCCACCTTTTGCCATTTGCTGTCTCATAGCCATATCAGCAATACCGCCTTGAAGCTCTATTTTTTTCTTTTGCATTCTATCAATAGCATCTGCAATCATTTGCGCCCTTTGATTCTCACCATTCCTAACAGCTACCTCATAATCTTTCATCATATTTTTAATATCTGACTCAATAGAAAAAATTAGACCTTCTGGGCTTCTATCTTGCATTCTTGGTTCGTTGTCCATATTCATAATTTATTCCTTATCTTAAAAAAAACCTATCTCGTCCTATATCTTTTCCACCTATTCCGCCATAACTAATTGGCTTTCTAGGTTTTGTTAAGACAGGAGCTTTTGGTAAAGGTTTAGGTTCTCCATATACAATTTTTTGTCCGCCTGCATCTCTAATTTTATCTTCTATAATCTTTACCATACCAGGATTTCTAGGATTTGCTATTGGTTCTGTTAAAGGAGGTCCGCCAATATTAATTGGTAATCCATCCATATCACCTGGTCCAAAGACAGGACCATCATTTTTAGGAGGCAAGTAAGGTGGTCTTGGCGGTACAGGTGGTCTGCCAGTATCTTGGGGAGGAGGTGGAGGCGTATCTGCTGGAGGTTGTCCAGCATCTTGTAACGCAGCAATCTGCGCTTGTAAATCTGCAATTGTTTGGTCCCTTTCAGTTACTTGACCTTGATATTGAGTGCTTTGACCTGTTAATTCATCTAACTGCGCTTGATAGTCTCCAGCTTGGGCGTCAAGTGCTTGGGCTTGCGCCTCTGCAGATTCAGCTCGAATGGCATCTTGTTGAGCAATCGCCTGGTCCCTTTCGGCTATAGCAGAGTCCCTTGCGCCAGTTATATTATTTATTTCACCCTGTAAGCTATCTATTGTTCCTGTTAATTCTGCTTCTCTTTGGCCGAACTGTTCTTGTAAAGCAGTTTGCTGTTGAGTAAATTGGTCTGTTAGAGTCACTTTTTGATTCTCTAGCTCTACCAATCTTTTCTCTGACTCCTCAGCTCTAATAACATCTTGCTGGGCAAGTGCTGCTTGTAGTTCTTGAGATGTCTGGGCTATCTGTTGGTCAAGCGTAGCAATTTGTTCAGCTGCAACTTGCTCTGCCGCAGCTACAGCATCTACGCCATTCGCTTCAGCTTCAGAGACGGAAGCTTCAAGTTGAGCAGTTAGCTCCGCCCTCTGAGCATCTAAGGCAGCGATTTGTTCTTCAATAGCCTGCTGACTCATTTCATCTTGTTGTAAGAAAGCAGCTTCTAATTGTTTGGTTAAATCACTCTTGGTATTTATTAAATCATCTATATTGCCTTGCAAGCCAGAAACTCTTTCGCCAAAGAATCTTTCAGTCTCGGCAAGCTTCTGGCCAAATGTCGCTCCGAGAGTCCTAATATCTTCAAAGGGGCGAGCGTTATCTAAAACAGCGTCGCTCTCGTCTGCAGACAAAGATGGAAGACTCGGAGCAACCATATCAACTTCTGGTAGATTACGGGGCGCATATCTATCAAGGTTGAAACTAAAATCGGTTGGGTCAAAGGATGGTCTTGCAATTGGTCCTCGCGCAGAGGAACCCGCCTCGGGCAAATTTAGGAATGAATAATCTGTATCAATTGCCATACTTTTTTTCTCCAGAAAAAATTTTGCAGGCAAGTATGAATCTTTTGGAGAAGAGTTTGAGCGAAGTGTCTCAATCTTACCTGCAAAACCTTTGGGAAAATTATAACTGGAATAGGGTACCTTATACAAGTAAAAACCGAATCCTAAAAAAGCATGTGAAATTATAACTGTAATACTGTAGGTAGTAGTAGGTATATACGAGTATATATATATGGGTGTTGGGGGGTCTATTAACCGACCTTATCTCCGACATAATCCGACCTGTTTAGAGTCCCGCAGGGACAATCAACCCATGCGAGCTTAGGCGAGCCAACAGCCATACCCTCGACGCAGGAGAGGGGATAGCTCCGCGACCGACCGAACGCAGTGAGGGAGGGAGCGGAAAAATAGAGTAGGGCAGAAAAGAAATATACCCTAAAATATATAAATATAGCCCTAGATATCCCTAGATATCCCTAGATATGCCCTTAAATATGCAAATGAACTGCTCTGTAACCCGCATTCTTACAGCATTCTTCTATATATGGTTAAATATATGCGAATATTACGCAGAATATAACCGCCCCGCTCCCCTCTCGCTACAAATAGACAAAAAAAAGGGGCTTTTTAGCCCCTTTACCTCTCCCCTCCTCTATCCGATTAGATAAATAAATGTAAATATACCGATTAATAAGAAAACCTCAATCATTATTGAAAGCCTCCTTTGAGTGATAACAAGAACGACAAGCCATATTAAACTTATCCCAGTCGAAGTTAGGGTTATATCTATTACAGACATCTGCGACTGCATCTATTGTCTCTTGGGAGGCCTCAGATAGTCTGAGAGCCTCCGCAATTGCTTGAAAGTGTTGTCTAGTCATTTTTATTTGCCTCCTCTTGAAAGTGGTTATACATTTCCTCTTTAGTTCCGTATAGGTCTAGCACTTCCGCAAGTGTTAACCTCATAAGTCTGTCTCTGTTCCTAGAGTCTAAGGGTGTGCATTCGTTGTATAACTTTTCTATTGCTCTACCAACCCTACAACCCCTTGCAAAGGACATATTAAACTTATCTATTAGGTAAGTATTAAACACCCTAGGGGCTACATCTACACACTCTACAACTTCGCCAGTAGTAAAGAGAGCCACTTTAACGCGTGGCTCTCTTCTCTTTGATTCTATATCCATCTTAAAATTCCTCCTTTACTAATTGAACATCTAGCTTATAACCTGCTACTAGTTCGGTTAGTCTGTCGTCTACGCTCTGCACCTTATCAAGTAGGAATGTATCGGAATCATCTTCCACCTTGTCGGCCATATCGTCCCACCTATTGCCCCTGGACTCTAGGTCTTGAGTTAGATAATCCATATCGTCTAACTTGCTTTCCATTCCTTGTAGGTCGTATCTGTTGTCTAGGTTATTAACAACAGCATCAACCGTTCCATCTTGTAGCTGGGTTATTCTTAAATCAATCAAGCTTTCAAGCTTGTCCAGTCCTAGCCATTTTAATATTAAGTTCTTCATATCGTTTTTCTCCGTCCAGCTTAATTGCTGGTATGAGGTAATCATATAGTAAGGTGTACTCTTTGTATACATATTTATTGAAATTAATTGTATTAGTTTTCCTCTGTATCCCTTTGTATATATGGGCTTAGCCCTCCTCTGTAGGTGTCAAGTGTACTTTACATATCAATATTATTTATATATGTGTATCTAGAGATAATAATAAGGTAATATGAGTATAAGTCTTTTGGCGTTCCCGACTCCCGACAATAATCCCGACATCTATCCCGACAGGGATAGCCGTCTCCCCTCCCCTCTTGGAGAGAGTAGGGCGTATTTGCTATATAAAATTACCAAGGACTAGCAAGTCCCCTAGATGCTATTAATATCCTTATATCTTAGACCTATAGAAATAAATCAATTAAAGTGTAGACAATTTGTATACGCTGGGTTTATAATCATCTAGTCAATTAATTAAACGGAGAAAATATGACTATAGAATTAACAGATAAGAATAAAAGAGAACTAATAGAAAAAGGTGGCACATTCTTTGAAGGTGCTACTGAAGAAGAATTTAAAATCCTTTGCAGTAAAGCAAGAAAATTTTTAGACAATCATGCAAAAAATCTATTTACTAATACAGTAGATACCAACGCTATCAATAACCTATCACCCGAACAATTAAACAAAGTTGCCGATATATTGGGGGTGAAATAATGACAAAATGGCATACAACAAGAATACACAATCTAAAATATGAGATTAAATGTACTGTTAAAAGACTTGAGAACTGGGAAAAGGCGATAGCTGAAGGCTCAGAAGATGATAGTTTTGATAAAAGATTTTACAGAGAAAATAATGCTGGTAAAACCAAACAAGAACTTACAAAGTTAAACAGTAAATTAGAAAAGCTACAAGGGGTGAAATAATGACATTCAATAATAAAGAATATTTAAACAACTGTTTAAAAGATATGAGAGCAACCTTAGAGCATTTAGTTCAAGATGCAATAGACAATGATAAACCACTTGATTTACCAATAATCAAGATACAGCAAGAAAAAATACTTTCTTTTTCACAACAAATAAAAAACTTAGAGGTTAATTAAAATGCTTAAACCAAATATAAATACAATCTTAAATAATTTAAAACAAATTGAAGATAGATTCTCTAAAGAGGAATTAGCCAATACTGGTGATGACTCTATAAGGTGGAGATTTTACGATATTAGAAGCCAAATAGATTCCATTGAAGCTAAAAATGATAGATTTAGGGAAAGGCTAGAAAGTACTATTAGCAATCATTACGATTGGCTATAACCCACCCCACGCTAACAGGCCACTCTTTTGTGGCCTTTCGTGGTATTAACTAACGGAGAATAAAAACAATGATACAAACAATATATAAAAGCGACTTCACTACAGCATTTCATAAAGCTGGTAGAGGCGATAATTTCACATATGAGGGACTAATTGCCCTCTATGATTATTTAGAGGAATACGAAGACTCTACAGGCGAACAAATAGAACTTGATGTAATAGCCATATGTTGTGATTTTAATGAATATGAAGACCTTGCAGAGTTTCAAGAGGACTATGGAGAAGACTATCAAACAATTGAGCAAATAGAACACGCAACGCAAGTAATTATGATTGATGATAATTCATTCATCATACAAGCATTTTAGGATTTACTCCGTACACCTTAGCAAGTGTATAAACTGCTAATTGGGGTATGTATAAAAGTGGTAAACATTTAAATCTATACCAGTTAGACGGGCTAGTGATAGCCCAAACGATAAAGCAACAGTCTTATGAACAAAGCCCCATTTTTTACAGGAGACAACTATGACATATATAAGAATTTTTAGAACTAATATAGAGTTCGCTATCGAGGGTAATCCGACTTACTCCGACATACTAAGGTATGCCCGACAACTTAAAGTAAGGCTACCCGACCAACCCATATTTCAAATGACGACAACCCCGAATCCCGACTACTGGGAACAATTTAACAAGGAGCAAGAATAATGAAGAAATACCAAGTAAAAGTTTATAACAAGGTAGATAACAGCTACCGAATTGCTATGGAAACTAAAGACCTTGATGTAGCAGAAGACAAAATGACCAGATTATCTAATCAAGGTCATTTAGTTAAAATAGATATGAAAACAAACAAGACTCCAAAACATTTAGAAAATCTACCTAAAGACAAATTAGACACTTTAGTAGAAATATTTAAGCCAAAGCTATGATTATAGATATTTGGAATGATGTAACGATAGGTAATAAACCTTATGACATACACCATTACAGCGAGGACGGGGAGACAATGGAAGTGACTATCTACCCCGTTAAGATATTGCCTAACGGCAGGAGAGAAACAATAACCGATTATTGGGAAGATAGTTTCATATTATCTGATAAAGATTAATGGAACTCTTACTAATAATCATATTAATACTTTGTTATCTATTTGAAGATAACAATATAGACAGGAGAAGAAAATGAAGTGTGAATTATGTAATGCTACTGGGTGGATAGATACATTCAATACAGAAGACCAAGTGCAAGAGATACAGAAATGTGATGACTGCAATATATTTAAAGATGATGACCAAGCAAGACAGGAGGTAGCTAATGACAGATAAAGAAATAATAGAGGAGTTGGTTCTCATGTTAACTGTTGATTATGCAGATTTAATTTCAGAACATCACCAAGAAATAATAGAACAACGATTACAAAAAATGGGATTATAGGAGGTAGCTAATGAAAATTTTTAGAGATTATGAGCCTAGTATTTATAAATATATTTCTAAGTGGTTAGCTGAAAAGAAAGAACCTAGTGGAATTAATAAGCAACAAGAAATGTATGATATTGATAATTCTGTGAAATTATATGGTAGTCCTAAAGCAGATAAAATAGAAAAACAAATATTTGACTTATTTGGTTATGAGATTGGCATATCCGAAGGAGGAATCGACTGGCATGTGTTTTTAATAAGACCTAATGATATTAATGGTAATACCTATATATCATTTACGCCAGAAGATTTAGAAAAATGAGAAGTATTAAAGATTATAAGCCTACGCTTGAGTGTGATGAGTGCGATAAATATTTTTTAATTGAACAAAAAGATTAATCTCCCGACTTGTTCTCTATAATATTTGCTCCCGACTTATTATCAAGAGCCTTAGTCCCTAGCAATTGCTGTAGTCTTCTTTCAACCTCGTCCCGACTCATCTGGTCAATCTTACCGTGTAGGACTTCTCTTCTATCTACAATCAATCCCCCGACTTTCAATAACAATCCTTGAGCCTGGATTGCAGCGTTATAAGCCCCCGACCCCCAAGCATCATCTCTCAACTTATATAAATCTTCTACAGCCTTGTCATGTGTAAGTTCAAATTTCTTCTTAGCCTCCGACATCAATCGTTCGTATTCAGCCCTGACGTGATTATATTTCTTACCCTCATGCATATATCTCCCGACTACAATAGGATTTTTATATCCTGCTTTCTTAGCCGCTTCAGCCCATGTTAGTTGTGGGTCGTTGACTGCATTCCAGACTAATAACCTTTGACGCTTAGTTAAATGCTTTTCATCGTGATTGACATACTCGATTGGCATGTCCTCAACACCTTCTTCAAGTGTTTTCTCTACCTTAACGCTCTTTCTTATGTTGTTGTTGTTTGGCATTTAATAATCTTGCTCCTGGATATTTCTTTATAAATTTTACTATATCCTCTTGTTCTAGTAAATCTATCACATATTGAGGCAACTTATCCCTCAATTCTTTCTTCAATCTTGTTTGTTGTTTTGTCATACTCATTTTACTTTTGTCACACTTTTGTCAGAAAACCCCGACAAAACTCTAAACCCTGCAATATAGGGCTATACAGGATAATATATATTAATAAATAAGAGTATATATATAGTTTTGTCATATATTGTATTACACCCCCTCTACACTTTTATTATACGTCGAACAGTTCCGACCCTTTTGTCCTTTACACCCAAACCCTGACAAAACTGCCAAAACGCCAAAACAAGGCGCAGTAAGGCTTTCAAGCCAATAGTTTTGTCAGTCTGTATCGTCCTCTGTGACAAAACCCTCTGAAAAGAGTGATTTCTTCTTAATTCCGAAACAGTTATACAAAACCTCGTCGATAACTTCCGACCCCTCTTCTGGGGTGTCTGAATAACTTAACAACTCACATGCTCCGAAGGTAAAGATAAGACTTGCAATCTCTTTCGGTGAGACACCTCTTGCGACAAAATCTTCAAACAGAAGTTCTAACCTGTCTTTTGCTTCGGTGTAAGTAGGCTTTGGTCTTTTAGATTGAAAATCTATAATCTTTAAATGTGACATATTCAAAGTATAGCAAATAGTAGGGCTTTGTGTCGTAAACCAAGCCCCAAAGTTTATATCAAGACGACTGCGTTATAGTTTTTTATACAAGCCAAACGACTGCCTGTTCGCGATTATTCTCTATGATTATAGTATTGCGTTTCAGTATGTTCTCTCCAAGCCTGTTCCAAATGAGGTTCATGTTCTAATAACCAATTATCAGACAGCTCCCTCATCTTCTTCATGCCGTCGCAGAACTGTTTAAAGTCCTCGCAACCTTCATGCAATACTTCTTCAGCCGCAATATCGGCATCTATTAATAGTTCTTTTAATGCACCCATGTTATTCCCCCTTAGATTTATTTAGTCTGAACTCTGCATCTTCAATTGCAGAGTGACATATATTAATTAACTCACTCTCAAAACCATCAGCCTTAACTAAAAGACCGACAACTAAGTTGTGAACCAGTAAGTAAGACCCAGCCATCGGGTCCATCATTTCCATATCCTTATCAACCAGGCAATCTTTTGCGTAGTTACGCATCATGCTGACAGTTAAGTCAAAAGCTAGGTCGTTGTTGAAATCCATTTCAGATTCTTTCTTCACACTCATATTCATATTCTTCTCCATAAATAAAATAAATATACATTTAGTATAGCTATATCTGTTTACATGTCAAACAATTTAAGATACTATCTAATATTAACTTTTGGAGAAGTAAATGAATAAAGAAGAAATGAATGAGTTAGTAGATAATAGTATGGCCCTTGTCTTAGATATGACTATGCGCAACAACCAGGCTTTATCTAAGTCAGCCTTTAAACCAAAGGGTTCTACTAATTTTAATAACGACCTTATAGCTATGAAGAGACTCCAGGCCTTTGTTGAGTATATATATGCTCATCAGCCTAGTATGTTTGAAAGTGCTTATAGGTTTGCAAGTGAGTCAGTCGTAGACAATGAGTAATAAGATAAGGTTCTACCCTTTTAGGTCTTATGACGATAGGTTTGGCGTAAGGTTTATACCCTATGACGCCACTAAATTTGAGTTAAAAGCCATTACAGACAATCTTGATGCTAATGCCTTGTTTGATAAAATGAAGGCTAACTGCGAAGGATATGTACCTGCATATAATCCAGATAAAACTTATACAGAAAACTTACAAGACCTGCAAGCAAAGTTAGGCTATTGGCCTGTACCCATTACACATCAATTTGTGTATGAAGATATACCTATAGAGTATGATGATGACTGGACAGAGGAAACGTCCAAACCAAATTTTAAACACCGTTGGGAAATGGAAGAACATAAACACTCGTATTTCCCACCCAAAGATGACGAGGTTCCATTTTGATTAAATTACTAAAAAGATTAGATAGCTTTCTTGATAGAAAGTGGCGTGAAGTATGTGCCGTAATATTTTATATGCTAGATAAAAAAGTAGTAGAAGAAGATATTGACTGGCTCAACATGCAAAATAATATGGTTCAAGATAAGAACAACATCAATAAACTAAAAAATGTAACAGAAGAAAAAAAGGAGAAGAAAATATGGAAAAAATAACAGAACTAGAAGCATACCCGTTTGAAGAGCGAGGAGATGCCTTAATATATGGAGACATACCCAACGAGGTATATCACTCTGAAGTAGGAATAAGCAGTAGCACCCTGCGTAAGTTTGGTAATTCCCAGCTACATGCTGTTAATGAAGTGCAAAAGACTACAGATGCTATGAACTTTGGTACTGCTGCTCACTATATGTTAGTAGAAGGAGAGGAAGTATATAACCAAGAAGTTGCTGTGCTGATGGGTTCTCCTTATACCAAAGCCTATAAAGAAAACAAAGCAGATATGTTGGAACGATACGATTGCGTTATTAAAGAAGTAGAAGATAACCATATCAAAGGTATGAAGGCCAATATTATTGACGAGGCTGACATGTATTTACAAGCAGAAGGTAAGTTACCAGAGGCTAGTTTCTTTTGGTATGAAGATAAGATTCTTTGCAAATGTAGACCAGATTTAATATGTCCTCCTTTCAAAGATTTATACAAGCCTGGTGAGATATATGTTGTTGACTATAAAACAACTAAGTCTTGCGACCCAAAAGAATTTGCCGACTCAGTAAAGTATTGGGGTTATGACATGCAAGCCGCCTGGTATCGTAGAGGTATGGAGAAGGCTGGATATAGTGTTAAAGAGTTTGCCTTTGTTGCGCAAGAGAAGTTTCCTCCTTATGCCAGTAAGATATTTGTTATTACAGATGAGCAAATGGATAAAGCCTGGGACAGGATGCAAGTATTCTTAGATGCTTATAACAAATACTTATATGATGGTATAACCAGTATTTATAATTCAGATAGTATTGTTACTTTAGACCTGGAAGATTAATGATAAATTTTATTGAAGACTTAGTAGGTAAATTTTTAGAATGGTCTTGGAAAAGAAAGGCAGAAAAATTATTTAGGAGAAAAAAATGAATGACCCAGTAAACCCTAATCACTATAAAGACGGAGCTATAGAATGTATTGACGCTATGGAGTCCAGTATGACACCTGAAGCTTTTGCTGGTTATTGCAAAGGCAACGTAATCAAATATGTATGGCGTTATGAGAAGAAAGACCAGCTAGAAGGCTTGCTCAAAGCTCAATGGTATCTCAATAGATTAATTCAAAAAGTAGAAGAGCCGTCTATGGTTTCTTTGGAAGATATCGAGATTGAAGAAATGGCCAGCTCAAGTATAAGCCAACACCTTTAATCTTTTTTGTGGAGGTTGATGAAATACTCAGCCTCTACAACAGCTAAGGTCTTAGACCTATTCCTTTTAATAATTACTAATGGTTGATGCTTTCCGCAGTTGGCGGATGCTTGATCATAAGCCTTCCAGATGTTTAAAGACTCCTGGCACTTACACTCAATAGAATAAGGAAAGGCATCTCTTGCCTCTTTACTCATAATTACATCCTCGCCACCAGCACCCATCGATGTTGACTTAACATTCTCTGGATGTATGTCTAGAAGTTCAATAAGTTTGTCTCTCACCCATTGTTGGAGTTTGCGGCCTTTTTGTTTTGCTGATTGTGGTTTCATAATATAGTGCTAGGTTGGGTTTTTGAGAGGTATTTACGGAGTTATACGTTACCCTATAGACCCCTAGCGGAGCCTGTTATTTTATAAAGAAGGTTTAGCTGGCTTGCCAGTCTCCGCTGCAGCCATACTTGGTGGTACTTCCGCTCTAGTAGGCGGAGTAAAACCATCTCCCTTCGGAGTTCTAAAAGCAACTATCTCATTTTGTGTATCTGGATAGCTAGGATTGTCACTCTCTCTTTCAGAAAAAGTACAAACCATATTTTTGCCTTGTAAGTCTTCTGCATTTACAGGTGGAGTATCAAGTCCAACAGCAGTAAGCAAACGTTTAAAATCAGAAGCTGCGTAGCCTCTAATTAGTTCTTGCTTCTCTTTGTCTTCGTTTGTATACCAAAGGCTAAAGTATTTTCTAACAATCCAACCATTAAATTTTGGTTCGTTATGTACTTTAACTTCTAGTTTAATACTCTCATTACCAGCAGCAGATACATGTTTAGTGCATTCGCTAATAATACAATTATAATCACCTTTCGGTATATAAGAGGATGATTCCTCTCTCTCAGATTCTACGTTTGTAAAATCAATTCCATCAAAGTCAGACATTATGCTTCTCCTGTAAATCCTAACTTGTTAATAATATGTGATAGGTTAGGTTCCTCTAGGGCTTCTAACTTACCACTCCTGTCCTTAGCAATATAATTAGCGCCAAGAGTTGTTTGCAACCATCTTTCGGTTGTCTTTTTTCCTTTCTCATCTTCGGTATCAAATGTTCTCAAACATAACACTTCATCAAAGAAATAAGGAATTTGTGTAGGTAGTTTTGCTCCAACCATCATTGGTTGATAGTGCAACATACCAGTAGATTCATCTCGTACTTCTTGCTGTTTAGCAATAAAGACAACATGTATTGGAAGGTCCCTAAATCTACGCATCGTCTTAGTCATTATTTGAATGACCTCGCCATACGCTTTTCTTGGGTCTTTACTTTTCTTCAACTCGTTGCCCAGAACAATCTCTGACATTTCTGTCACGCTGTCTAAACAAACGGTATCGTAGTCTAACTTACCGCTTTCTAGTAACTGTGCAATTTCTTCTATTTCAGCTGCTTCTTTGACTTCAATAGCAGTCACGTTCGTAGCATCTTTAATAGATAGAAGTCCAGCCTCCATACTTACAACAAGGGTCTTGCCTGGAACGGTCTGACAAAGAGTTGTTTTACCAGCTCCAGAGATTCCGTAAACCAAAAGTTTAGCACCTTGCATTTCGACCAGCTCGCTAGGGCTTTTTATACGACTTATAATATCGCTCATATCATTTCTCCTAAAGATAAAATAATAGTATACAGATAAAATTTATAACTGTATACTTTTAGTTCAAAATAAATTTATTACAGAAAGCAACTATGAGCGAAGTCAATAAAAATCAATGGAAAGTGAATTATTTATACAGGCTAAAGCAGTTATGTGATAAAGATTTAGAATCTTTATATGCTAACAAACTAGAGCCAGAATACAAGGAGAGAGAAGTGAAACGTATATCTTTAAAAGATTATATTGCCTATATAGGCAACGCTGGAGCAGCAAAATTATTTGAATGCTCTGAAGCAACAGCAAAGTCCTGGAGATATGGTAGGCGTCAACCTTCTATAAAACAGGCTAAAAAGATAATCAAAGCAGCAGACGGAAAGCTGGACTTTGAATCTATCTATGGACCACTCGAAACTACTTTTGAAGAATAACAGAAGTGTTCAACGTCAAAGCAACAGCAGAAGACTCTGCGTTGGATTTAGCGCTTGCCTATGCAGAATCAGGCTTTAGTGTAGTACCTTTACTACGCCATAA